AATGCGTGACGAGCTGTTTGAAATAAGGCCAGCCCAGGCTGACGCTTTCTTTTTCGAACAGACACTCAAAGGCGACCCAGTAGATGGATATTCCGGCTGCAAGGGCGTGGGTGAGAAGACTGCAGCGAAGATATTAGGTACACGCCCAGCGTGGTCGAGCGTTGAACAGGCGTTCCTGAAAGCAGGAATGACCAAAGAGGACGCTCTGACACAGGCAAGGCTTGCCAGGATATTGCGCTGGGAAGACTACAACCATCAAACAGGAGAGGTAATCCTATGGCATCCATAGACTGGTCTAACGACCAAAAAGAGATAATGGCAGATATCGGCTATGAGCGTTCAGAGCCAGTGCAGCCGATTGTGGACATGGTTAACCACCCACCACATTACACCCAGGGCGGTATCGAATGTATCGATGCCATTAGAGCTGCGCTTGGCAGAGAGGGCTTCATGGCCTTCTGTCAGGGGCAGATGCTCAAATATACCTGGCGTTTCCAGCACAAAGGCAAAGCTCTGGAAGACATCCACAAAGCCGAATTTTACAGTGAACGATTGCGAAGGGAATTAGAAACAGGTGATTAAGAACAGCAAAGATTACAGCCCATCACTGCGTCTATCTAATGAGATTGACGCATTGAAATACAGACAGACAGGGGAAGACTTTTACAGCAAATGTGTGCGCATTGCTGATGCATTAAAAGATAATGACCACCACTTTGACGAATTTAAGCGCATCCTGCGTGAGCAGCGCTTTTTGCCAGCTGGCAGAGTGCAAAACGCTATGGGTGCTGCAAGACAGACTACAGCTTATAACTGCTTTGTGTCGGGCATTATTGAGGACAGCATGGACAGCATCATGGCTAAGGCTACTGAGGCTGCTGAAACAATGCGCAGAGGCGGTGGCATTGGGTATGATTTCTCTCGGCTGCGTCCACGTGGCGACAGGATTAAAAGCCTGGACAGCCGAGCGTCTGGCGCAGTCAGCTTCATGCAAATCTTTGACGCTGTTTGCCAGACGATTGCCAGCTCAGGCCATCGCAGAGGCGCACAGATGGGCGTATTGCGCATCGACCATCCTGATATCGAACAATTCATTACAGCTAAGCAGAACAGCTCAGCGCTGACTGGGTTTAACATCTCTGTTGGTGTGACAGATGAGTTCATGCGCTGCTTAGAAGAAAAGAAGCCCTTTGCATTGCAGTACAATGGAGAGGTCTATCGAGAAATCGACCCAGTTGCGCTATGGGATATGATTATGCGCAGCACTTGGGATTGGGCTGAGCCTGGCATCTTGTTTATCGACAGGCTTAATAACATGAACAATCTCTGGTACTGCGAAACGCTAGAAGCGACAAATCCATGTGGAGAGCAGCCCTTGCCACCATATGGAGCGTGTCTGTTGGGGTCGTTCAATCTCACCAAATATGTTGATATGGCAAACAATCGCTTTAAAGACGAGCAGTTCATGGACGACATTAGAGTGGTAGTTCGTGCGATGGATAACGTCATCGACAGAACCATCTATCCATTACCAGCTCAGGAAAAAGAAGCTAAAGACAAGCGAAGAATGGGCTTAGGCGTTACTGGCCTGGCTAACGCAGCTGAAATGCTTGGCTATCAATATGCCAGTAGAAACTTCATGGCCTTCACTGAAGAAGTCCTAACGATGCTTCGTGATGAGGCGTACAGCACATCATCTGACCTGGCTGTAGAGAAGGGAAGCTTTCCACTGTACGAAACTGAGAATTACACGCAGGGAAATTTCCTTCTTACATTGCCAGAATGGCTTTGGCATAAAATCAAGGCACAAGGCATCAGGAACAGTCACCTTACATCTATTGCACCAACTGGCACGATTAGCCTGACTGCAGATAATGTCAGCTCTGGTATCGAGCCACCATTCTCGCTCTACTACGACAGAACCATTCAAGGCTTTGATGGTGCTTCTGTTGAGCGTGTCGAGGACTATGCTTACAGGCATGGTGTCAGTGGCAGAACAGCCAATGAAATCTTAGCGCAAGAGCATTTAGAAGTGCTGTCGCTGGTGCAGAAGTTTGTCGATAGTGCAGTGTCGAAAACCTGTAATGTTGGCGACCAGGTGACGTATGACGAGTTCAAGACGCTCTACTACGATGCTTGGAAGGCTGGCTGCAAAGGCATTACGACCTTTAGGGCAGCTGGTAAGCGCTATGGCATCCTGAATGAGGTCAAGCCTGAGAGTGCGAATGATAATGAAACAGAAGGGAAGGCTGAAGCTTGCTTCATCGACCCAGAAACAGGGATGAGAAGTTGTGAGTGATATGTTTACCTTAACCCTACTACTAACGCTGAACGTCATCCTTTTGTCGGCTAACATCATTGTGATGGCGTTATGTAAAAGTAAATAAGCGAGACGTTCAGCCGTATAAAGGAGATGAAGCTATGGCTGAACGCCTCACTTCGTTCCTCTAATTGCAAACGTCATGCCTCACTGAGTAATCAGTGGGGCTTTTTTTTCGCCTGACCTGTTTTGAGTTGAAAACTATGGTTTTGGAAACTGCCTACAAGTCACAGTGACACGATGATTTCTGTAGACCATGCTCAAAGTGTAAACATTGTCTCTATAAAGATAGACACGAACGCCTTTTAAAATGATGTGTTTTCCTACGTACTCATCATGTTCAGCTAACAATACTCCACCTTTGCTTGCTTCCTCACAAACCTTATGGTCAACGTAGATGGTATCATAGCCATTACCAAAGTTTGTTGGCTGAGCAGTCAATGCTGAGGCAGAAACAAACAGAAGAGATAATGATAAAGCGATGAGTTTTTTCATATTGGTACTACCCCAAAATAACAGCAGCCAGAAAAACCAAGCAATAAGGTCTAACTGGCTGCCAACTATAACTAGGACGCTCTTTCTGCAAGATACGCTACCCTAGCACCTCTAATATATGCAATTTCTATGCATAAAACAAGAATATCCAAGATGTTCCACTTATGAGGTACATAAGGTACATAAAGCTGGCGATAGATTGCACTAACTACAACATCAATAGCAATCGAAGAACAAGGTCAGCGTAATGTTTACGTTAAGTAGTTGAGATGGTGGTTTGTCGGCAAATAAACTGTCCGATTTCTTCAGCTAACTCTATGCTGGCGCAATGCTGGCGCAATGCTGGCGCAATGCGTGTTATTCGTAATCTTCTTGGCGTTTGTCGTTCTTTAGAAATACGAAGTTGATAACTAAATGGGCAATGGCAATAAAGCCTATACCCATGTAGAACTCTTCGTCATATCTCACTCGTTCAATGAAAGCTTCCAGGCTTCCCATGTCTCTGAATAGGTCGAGAAACACAAAGCCCCAGAAGCCGTAGATTACCACAAGCAACAATCTGCGTATCATTTCCAATAGCGTCTTCATGTCCCCATTTTTACACAAGAGAAATGACCCTATCCAGATAAATTTCTCTAATGTCCTAATGTCTGTGATTGTCGGCATCATTAGGGCGATGCGATACTATATCACATCACCATGCAAACCCAACGATTACAGTTAGTTACACGTGATGCGTAATATCACACGCACCATTTCGCAGACGCTGCGCACGAAAAACGACCCCCAGTGGGTCAAATTCAAGTCAATTTCAAAAAAGAGTTAAAGGGTCGGTTGTTGTTGTTGTTGTTAGACCTCTTTCAACAGCGACCCCAGATTTCCAGAGGATAAAACTATGGGCTTAGAATCAGGCACTTTCATAAGTGATTTGGTGGTTACAAACCCAGCCGCTACCGATGGCCTAAGCCAAGCTGACGACCACCTAAGACTAATCAAGAACACCATCAAGAACACTTTCCCCAACGTAACAGGGGCAGTCGATGCTACCCACACCGAGTTAAGCATATTGGATGGCGATACGACTGCTACAGCCACTACACTGGCTGACGCTGACAGGCTGGTAGTTAATGATAATGGTGTAATGACACAGGTAGCTCTCAGCGACCTCAAAACGTATCTTACAGCAAACCTACCGATTACCAGTGCTATGATAACAGATGGCACTATCCAGTCGGGCGACATTGGTGACGAGCAGATAACCCAGGCCAAACTGGCAGCAGACGTTATTCCTATCCCTGTAGGGTCGCTTATCCCATTCGCTGGCAACACTGCGCC